CGTCGCGCCGATGATGCTCGAGCCGCTCGACCTCCTGGGCGGGCGCGAGTATACGGGCATCGTGCTCGTCGGCCCGCAGCGCGGCGGGAAGACCTTCGGGCTCATCCATGCCGGGATGAATTACGCGGTCACCTGCGCGCCGGGTGACGCGATGATCGTGCAGATGTCGCAGGACGTGGCCCGCGACTTCAGTCGGATGGAGGTCGATCGCGTCATCCGGTACAGCCCGGAGCTCGCGGAGCAGTTGAGCCCGCGCGCGCGCGACGACAACACCTACGACAAGTTCTTCCGGTCGGGGATGGTGCTGAAGCTCGCCTGGCCGAGCATCAACCAGCTTTCCGGGAAGACGCTGAAATACGTCTTAATTCCGGACTACGACCGGCCGGAGAATCGCGACAACGTCGACGGCGAGGGATCCGTCTGGGATCTCGCGTTTAAACGCATCCAGACATATATGAGCCGCGGCAAGTGTCTCGCGGAATCGTCACCGGGCGAGCCGCTGCTCGAGCCGCGCTGGATGCCGAAGACCCCGCACGAGGCACCGCCGGTCCGCGGGATCCTCGAGCTCTACAACCGCGGCACGCGCGCGCGGTGGCACTGGCCGTGCATCCACTGCGGTGCGTACTGGGAGCCGAAGCCGGGCCTTTCGCCGTTCGTGTTGCCCGAGCTCAAGGAGCTCGAGCAGCTCGTGCAGCGCGAAGACCTGATGTCGCTCGCGGCACGCTTCGCGCGCGTCGTCTGCCCGCATTGCGGCGCGGCCAGTGACATGAGCCATAAGCGCGACATGAACGTGCGCGGCAAATGGGTGCACGAGGGCGAGACGCTCAACGCGGACGGCACGCGGAGCGGGCAGCGTCGGTCGACACCGTTCGCGAGTTACTGGTTCGGAGGCGCTGCGGCATCGCATCAGCGCTGGGACAGTCTGCTGTATTCGTATTTTCAGGCGCTGCTCACGTACGTGAGAACGGGCGACGAGCAGCCGCTGCAGTTCACGACGAGCTCGGATCAGGCGGCGCCGTACATACCGCGCGCCGCCGGCAAACGGCGCACGCCGGAGGAGCTCGTGGCACGAATCGAAACGTGGGAGCGCGGCTTTATACCGGCCGGCGTGCGGTTTCTCACGGCCGCCGTAGACGTCCAGGCGCACCGCTTCGTGGTGCAGGTGATGGGCTGGGGCCCCGGGCTCGAGTCGTGGATCGTCGAGCGATTCAGCATCACCGCGAGCAACCGCCCAGAAGGCGATCGCCACGCCGGCGTCGACCCGGCCGCGTATGTTGAGGACTGGAACACGCTCGTCCCGCAGGTGATCGAGCGCAAGTATCGAGTGCCGGAGCTCGGCCTCGAGCTGCAGCCGATGCTCACGCTCTGCGACTCAGGCGGCCGCGAAGGCGTCACCGACAAGGCCTACGACTTTTGGAGGGTGATGCGAGCGAAGTCCTACGGCTCGAGGTTCATGCTCCTGAAGGGCGTCGGCAACTTGAACGCGCCGCGCGTGGTGCAGACCTGGCCGGACGCGAAAGCTCGCAAGGATCGAGCGGCCGGCCGCGGTGACGTGCCCGTCTGGCTGCTGAACGTGAACGTGCTCAAGGACGGAGTTCACGGCGATCTCGCTCGCGAGGTCCCGGGCCCGGGTTACGTGCACCTGCCGGACTGGCTCGATGCCGACTACTTCAACGAGCTCACCGCGGAGACACGGACCTCGAAAGGCTGGGAGCGGCAGAACACGCACGTCCCGAACGAGGCCTTCGACCTGCACGCGTACAACCGGGCCGCGGCGATCATCCTGAAGGCCGAGGCGATCAACTGGGAGAAGCCGCCGGAGTGGGCGATGCCCCTCGACAAGCGCGCCGAGCTCGCGAAGGCGCAAGCGCAGGCCGCCGAGAAGCGCCGCGCGGATCCGCCGCCGCCGCGGCGGAATTGGGTGAAGCAATGGTAGAGGTAACTTTATGAACTGGTTTAAACGCGTCGCTGCGATCGCGTTCATTGTTTTCTCGCTGGTCGTGTTGACGGCCAGCGCTCAGCGGACCGAGCACGTGATCGTCGACGTCGCCACAGACACGACCACGGTCCACGCGGGCCGCGCTTTTCTTCACGGTATTTTCGTAAACACCGCGCTCTCGGCCCATGCGTTGCCGATCGAGAACGACACGACGGCGGTCATAACCCTGCCCGCGTCATTGGCTGCCGGGACGATGTTGACGTTCCCCGGCATCGAGTTCGACACCTCGCTGATCGTCGATTCGAACGACGCGGCGACGGGTAACATCACGGTCATATACGTGATCCCCTGATGATTCAGAGCTCGCTCGTCGCCGGCGACACGTGGCAGTGGGACGCCGAGTACGATTACCCTGCGCCGACGTGGGTCGCGACGGCCTACTTCGAGAATGCCGCGGAGTCGTTCTCTGTCGCGTCGACCGCGAACGGGACGGCGCACCGTTTCTCCGCGGCCGCGGCCGTGACGGCGGAGTTCAAGCCCGGCAGCTATTTCGTCCAGGTGCGGGTCACTTTCGGCAGCGAGTCGCATACGGTCGAGTCCGGATGGACCGACGTGCGGCCGGATCCGGCGGGCTCGACGAAAGTCGATCACCGCACCTGGGCCCGCCGCACGCTCGAGGCGATCGAGGCCTTCCTCGAGGGCAACGCCACGACGGCGCAGCAGGCGATCACGGTCGGGGGCCGCTCGATCTCGCGCTGGTCGATACCGCAGCTTTTGGAATGGCGCGAGAAGCTGCAGGCCGAGGTAGCAGGTGAAGAGCAGGGTTCAGCCGCAGGCCTCGGCCGCGATGTGAAAACGCGATATGGCAATCCGTGACTGGTTTAAGCGACGCGCCGCGGTAGCGACACCGGGCGATATTGGGCTCGACCCCGAGGGCCGGATCCTCTACCCGTCGACGAGCTCGCCGGCGATCGGCGGAACCTATGGGTCGCGCATGTACGCGGCCGCCAGAGCGTCGCGGCTCACGGGCGACTGGCAAGCAACAAACACGAGCGCCGATTCGGAGCTCTCGAGCAGCCTGACGCAGATCCGAGCACGTTCGCGCGCGCTTTGTCGCGATGTCAGCTACGCAAAGCGCGCGAAGCAGCTCGTCGTCAATAACGTCGTTGGCACCGGCATCGGAATGCAGGGGCAGGTTTACACGACACGCGACGAACTCAACGCGCGCGTGAACGACGAGATCGAGTCGGTCTGGAAGGAGTGGGGATACGCCGATCGGTGCCACACCGGCGGGCGTCTCGACTTCGCGCTGCTCGAGCGGGCCCTAATGGCGCAGGTATTCGAAGCGGGCGAGGTGCTGGTTCGAAAGCACTATCGTCGGTTCGGGGAATCGCAGATCCCGTTCGCGCTCGAGCTCATCGAGGCCGAGCGGATCGCCGACGACTTGTTCAAACCGTCATACGATCGCGGGCGCAACGAAGTCCGCATGGGCGTTGAGGTCGACGACTTCGGTCGGCCCGTCGCGTACTACATACGCAAGCGACACCCGGGCGAGCTCCGCTTCACGATGAACATGACGCCGGACGATATTGAGCGAGTGCCGGCCGAGAACATCATTCACCTCGCGTTCGGCGACCGTTGGCCGCAGACGCGGGGCGAGCCGTGGATGGCCGCGGTCATCCGAACGGCGCGCGATATGTCTGGCTATATCGAGGCCGAGATCACGCGCGCGCGCACGCAGGCCTCGGTCCCGTGGACGATCGAGACGCCGCAAGACGCGGCGTCGTTCGGCGTCCAACAGTCGGACGGATCTGTCGAAATGGTCGTTGAACCGGGCGTGTCGAAGCGACTGAACCCGGGCGAGAAGATGAACGTCCCGGCGATCGGCTCGCCGAACCCCCAGGTCGAGCCGTTCATGCGCTACCTGCTGCGCGACTTCGCCTCGGGCCTGGGCGTGAGTTACGCCTCGCTCTCGGCGGACTATTCGCAGGGCAACTACTCGAGCTCGCGGCTTGCGTTGCTCGACGATCGGGACGTGTGGCGCGCGTTTCAGTTCTGGTTTTTGTGCTCGTTCCGCGGCCCGGTTCACCGCGAGTGGCTGCAGCAAGCAGTGCTCGGCGGCGTGTTCACGACGTTCTCGGTCGCGCAGTGGGCCGTCGATCGCCCGAAGTACGAGGCGGTTCGATTCCGGCCGCGCGGCTGGGGCTGGGTGGATCCGACGAAGGAGGTCCAGGCCTTCAAGGATGCCGTCCGCTGCGGCTTTATGACGATGCAAGACGTCGTGTCGCAGAGCGGCGCCGACATCGAGGAGATCTTCGAGCAGCTCGAGCGCGAGCGCGAGCTCGCCGACGAAGCAGGTCTCATCCTCGACACGGATCCGGCGCACGAGCTCAAGGCGAGCAAACCGAAACCGGAGCCGCCGGCCGACGATGCCAAGCCCGAGGAAGAAGATCCCGAGGCGCCCGAGACGGATGACGAACCCGCGGCGCAGCGCGTCCTTTCGATAGCGAGGTAAATCTCCGATGACTAAAAAGGAATCGGCGGCAACGCCGAGCAGCACGCCTGCGCGTGAGTTTCCAGCGAAGCTCGCGCCGCTGACGCGCGACGTCGAGCCGGCCTCGATTCAACTGCGCAAGGAAGGCGACGTAACGAAGCTGACGTTCTCGCTCTCGAGCGAGACGCCGATCGAGCGGTGGTTCGGGACCGAGATCCTATCGCACGCCGACGGCGCGATCCGGATGGATCGAATAAAGCGCGGCGCGATGCCGCTGCTCTTCAACCACCGCTGGGACGATCCGATCGGGATGATCGACGACGCGCGGATCGAGGATAAGCGCCTCATAGTCGACGCGCATCTCTTCGCGACGGAACGGGCGAACGAAGTCCGCGCGATGCTCGACGGAGGCCTGCGGAACGTGTCGGTCGGTTACCGCCTGCACGTCGTCGAGAACGACCAAGACGAGGAGACCTACACGGCCCGCGATTGGGAGCCGTACGAGGGCTCGATCGTCACGATTCCAGCCGACCCGACGGTCGGCGTCGGGCGAGATCTCGGCCAAGAGCTCGAGGTGCGGATGGTCCGTGCCTCTATCGATGTTTCACAACAGCCGGCGCAAGCCGCAACAGGAGCAGTAGCTATGTCCAAAACGGACACCGCCGCGGCGGGCGCAAGCGCCGAGCAACAGATGAACGTGACGGCCCTCGATGCGGAGAAGGAACGGAAGGAGGCGATCATCGCACTCGCCCGCTCGTTCAAGATCGATTCCCGTGTCGAGGCGCGATGGATCGAAGACGGCACGACGCTCGCTCAGGTCTCGCGCGAGATCGAGAACGTCGTCGAGGAGCGCGGCAAGGCACGGCCCGCGGTGGCGGCCGAGATCGGCCTGTCGAAGAAGGACGCGGAGCGGTTCAGCATCTTCCGCGCGATCCGTGCGCTGAAGTTCGGCGCGCAGCATGGCCGGTTCCTCGAGGAGGCAGCCTACGAGATCGAGTGCTCTCGAGCCGTCGCGAAGAAGCTCGGCCGCGAGATGACGACGAGCTTCCTCATCCCCGCGGAGGTGCTGACGCGGCCGATGCCGGTCGACGTCCTGCAGCGCGCGATGGCGACGACGCCAGGCGCAAAGGGCGGCTACCTCGTCAACGTCGAGAACATGGGATTTATCGACATCCTGCGTAATCGTTCATGCACGCGCAACCTTGGCGCGCGCGTTCTCGCCGGCCTCGAAGGGAACGTCGTATTCCCGCGGCAGACCGGAAAGCAGAGCGTGACGTGGCAGGCCGGCGAGCATACGTCGGTCACCGCCGGCGACCAGGCGCTCGGTCAGCTCTCGATGGTGCCGAAGACTGCGATCACGATCACGGACGTCTCGGAGCAGTTGCTCCGTCAGTCGAGCCCCTCGGCCGAACAGTTCGTCATGGCCGACCTCGCCGCGGTCATCGCGATCGACGGCGTCGACGCGGCGGCGATCAACGGCACGGGCGGCGCGCAACCGCTGGGCGTGAAGAATACGACCGGCATCACGAGCGGCCAGGACGCGGCTACCGCAACATACGCGAAGATTCTCGCGTTCCCAGTTGCGGCCGGCGCGGCTAACGCGATCCGCGGGAACCCGGGCTTCGTGACGAACATCGCCGGCGCCGCGGTGCTGATGCAGAAGTCGCGATTCTCGAATACCGACACGCCGCTCTGGGAGGGCAACCTCCTCGACGGGCAGCTCGTCGGCTTCCGTGCGATGTCCAGCGAGCAGCTCGCCTCCGGGAACCTGATCTTCGGCTCGTGGGACGAGCTCGTCATCGGTGAGTGGGGCGTCCTCGAGCTCGCGACCGACTCGGGCGGCACGCGCTTCAACACGGCAACCGTCGGGATCCGCGCTATGTGGATGGTCGACGTCATGCTGCGCTACCCGCAGGCGTTCGTCGTCTCGACGAACTTGTCGGCATGAGAGTCAGGGCCCTCCGCGGGGTCTGCATCGGTGTCGGCCGGCATCTTCAGCCCGGCGACACCGAAGACCTCGACGATGCGACCGTTCAATTCCTCGTCAGCATCGGCGCCGTTGAGCCTGTCAAAGACGCACCGGCGCCGGTCGTCGAGGAGCCCATCAAACCACCGCCGGCGAAGAAGCCCGGCAAGAAGGAGTAGTTCCCATGCTTTTGAATCAAGCATCTGCAGCCACGGCGACGTCGCTGCTCGACGCCCTCTCTGCGGCCGCGACCGCGAACGCCACCAGCGGCAGCGGCAAATGGCTCGACGTGCGGCCGTATGACGGCGAAATCCTCGTCACGCAACAGATCGGCGCGGTGACGGGCAGTATCACCGGCAAGTTGCAGTCAGCAACCGACGCGAACGGCACGGGCGCCGCGGACATCACCGGCGCCACGTATACCGCGGTCAGCTCGGCCAACAATACGCAGACGATCGCCCTCGATCCGAAGAAGGTCGTCGGCGGGTTCCTGGGCTACGTCGGGACGATCGTCACCGGCCCGGCGCTCGTGAGCGTCGTCGCGGCCGGCAAGAAGCACG